GAGATACCATGAAACGATATTTTTACTTCTGCCACTACAACACAAAAAAGGGAACGCCTGATTGCGATGTTGTGCGTGTGCTGAAATTGGGGTATAGGCATATTTGCAGAGTTGGTAAAGGATTTACGCCAACAACGGCATTAAGTAGCAAAAAAATGATGAATAAGGTTTTTATATATGGAGTGAGGTAGGGGGGAGATGTGAGATATGACCGAATACGAAAATATTAAAAACATGACAATTGACCAAATGGCAGATTTCCTTATTGGGCAAAAAGGGTTAAGCGTAGGGCATGGCACAGATGCATGGAAATACCACATGGAAATTACTGTTAATTGGTTAAATCAAGAGTGTCATTGCCCATGCACAGAAACGTGCAAATGTGAGGAGTGGAGAGAATGACAGATACGCTTAAAGTATTAGCTGATTTATCCTGCCTTCTTATGCAAGCAACTTTGCTCATTCTTGGGTTGGGATACGGTGTAAAGGGGGAAATCTTTAAGATGTTTGTTGTGATTGCTTTGTCGATGATATTAGGAAGGGTGAGGTAGCAGAATGAACGAAAAAAGCATTATGGCATCAATAAAAGACTTATGTAAGTACATTGAAGAGGACACAGAAGCATTTTTAATTATCCGAGATGAAGAGCATATAAACGAACTGAAAAAGGATATGCGATTATTGGAAGAGTTGATTGGTGCTATGGAACTAATGGTGGGGGGTGAGGTAGCAGAATGAAAAAGAAATGTCGTGCGTGTAACGGAACAGGGAAAAGCGGTTTTAGTGAATGTGGCTTTTGCTGTGGTAGAGGTTATTACGATGTTGATATTACCAACGAAGAATGGTTTGCAACATTGCCCACAAGAGGTAAAGCGTTTTTTATTAATAGCGTGTCATTTAGTTGCTACCAATGCGGGAAAAATGAAACCGAAGAGAATTGTCCGTTTGGCAAGTGTAGACGGAATCAAGCTGACTTTTTAGATTGGTTAAAAGAGGTGCATAAGGAATGAGCAAGTATGCAGACTTTGTAGATAGTTTAAACGATATTGAAAAAGTGGTTTATACCGCAGACCCAATGCCGGAGCAGACCAACGAAGAGTTCCTGCGTACTGCGAGTGCCAACGATATGGCAAGATGCATTGCAACAAAGTTGTTGGAATTGGCACGAAAAGAGTATGGCATTTATGATGTAGTGGATTATGCGACTATATTTGAGTGGCTGAAGGAGAAACACCAATGACAAGGCGTAAAGGATTACTCCCATGCCCTCATTGTGGGGGTAGAGCAGGAACGTATGAAGATTGGGCAGGGTGGTGGCAAGCACAGTGCGATGAATGCGGTGCTACAACACTTAAAAAGAAAACAGAAGAAGAGTGTGTTGAATCATGGAATCACAGAGTACCGCCATCAGAAGAACAGATAGTTGCGTATATTGAGAAAACCCACGCAGAGAACAGAGAAATGCTTCATAAGCTGAAAAAGAAGCATGGTTTTGAGTAGGTAACGAGTAGCTAACGAGTAAGTAACGAGTAGAGGGTAACATGACAAAGCCTAAACGCAAGCCAAGACCATCAGCACCGCATTGGTTTTGGTGGGGGCAAGATGGGTGTTGGTTTTGTAAAAACCGAAACAACTGCAATCAATGCAAATGGACAAAATGGTTTAAAAAATCAAGGCAAGAAGCAATGCGTTATAGGAAGAACAAAAGAATTGACGAGTAGAGGGTAACACAATGAAGCATTTAAAGCATGAGAGGTTTCAACAAAAAAAGAAATTTTTTAACAAAATGATTCTGCGGTACTGTTGGAAAAAGAAAAGAGGGTGGGTGCTACGAAGTTTAATAGGGGGTTGGCATGAACAAACGTGAACGCATGAAAATAAAAGCGTGTTGTGTTGCAAGAAAATGGCGAATAGGTAAGCGTGACAGATTGCTTATTTGGTTATGGAGAAACGTACCCGGTAAAATCTACTACGATGGCGAGGTATGGGAAAATGCGTAAACACCACTAATATTGCAAAAATAGGGGAGATGTGCAATGACAGAACGTGAACGTAATCGGGCATGGCTCAAACGCCGCTGGAAAGAATTTTTAAAAAGACAGGAGCAGAAGCATGGACACAAAAACACTATTGGAACAGTTGAAGATAGACATGGCACGATGGTCAAGGCCAGCATTGGTTGAGGCCTATAACTATTGCATTGACCACATGCAAGGAATGGATCATCGCACAGTTGTGTACGATTGGTGGTACGATTTGCGCGAGGCCATCAACGCAGAGTTAGTAAGGAGAGATACGCATGAGTGATTATGTAATTGACCGGCTGGAACAGATTGTGGACATGAGGAAGAACGGAATACCGGCGCACGTAAAGAAACTAAAGATTACGTCTACGCTTCACCACGATTACGTTGCGCCCATGAAGATAGCTGTGGAGATGCACAACGGAAAGAAATTTGCCGTGCAGACCAGCGGAGATGATAAGCTGAAAGACATTGTGGATAACATAGTGAGGTTGGCTGAATAATGGGTGTGCTAAGCAAGGAGCAGTTTGACTTCCTGGACCGGTTGTTTTACGATGCGCCGGCCCTGCAACAGGCCGTAGAGGAACTCAGGATCCTGCGCAAGACTGACGCCCAGGACACTGCCGACCCCACAGCCAGGGAGGCCGTGGAGGGCCTTGCTGAGGTCCCCGCTGCCATGACATACGCACGGCCTGAGGCCTGGCTCCGGGTCGTACATAAAACGTGGGAGAAGTACGCCGGCCACCCGATCGGGGACGCTATGTGCCGACGCTATAAACTCCGGGAGTGGTGGGGGCTTACCGTCGTAGAAAAGAATATAGCCGACGACACCTACTTTCGGTGGCGCCGGGAGTTTATCCTCAGCGCAGCGCTCTTTGCGGCCAGGGAGGGACTGATATGAAAAGGCGCCAGCCTCATCGGTTGGCGCCTTCGTATATTTTGTCTATGATAAAACTGTTTATGCTCTTACCTGCCGCTGCGGCCATGGCCTCTATCTCTGCCTTCTGGCCCTTCAGCACACGGATGTATATCCGGTCGTACTTCTTCAGGTTGTACTTTGCTGTCGCCCGTTTCTGGGCCTCTGTTTTCATGTGATCACCCCCATGAAAGTATTATATCATGGGGCCGGCATAAGCGCCAGCCCTGTTTACCTGTCCCACCAGGCCATCGTCTTGTCCAGTATCCACTCATGTACCTGCTTAATGGTCATAGGGTGGTCGATGAACCCGATCGTCCGCTCATCCTCTGCGTCCTGGAACCATTCATTGGTGTAGGTCAGGTACGCGTTGTACCCGCGGCCGCATTCCGTAACCTGCAGCCTGGCGTTAGGGCTGGTGATCCGTTTGGTCTCTCTTGCTAATTCTCTCTGCGTCATGATGTTTCCCTCCTTACGCTGCGTCAGTCTCGAAATTTTCAAAGCTGTAGTCCAGCTTGCTGCCGCGCATTGCATTCTTGATCTGGTCGTAGGCAATGTCCTCGGCTGCGTCGTTGTCGGTCGCCGTGACCTCAACCTCGATGGCCACCGTGACGGTGACCTTGTAATTTCTGTGCTGGGCGTCATAGCAGGCGTCCCGCCAGTAGTCTTCCATTGCGGTGTTATACATTTCCTTCCTCCCTCCCGGAGCGGCTCAGGCCGCCCCGTTTTCTTTTACCATCAGGTCGTACAGTTTTGCTTTCAACTGCATGATCTCTTGGTTCTTTACTTTCAACTGGTATTCCAGGGCCGTTCTTTTGTCGTACTCTTCACTCCATTTATCAGCGGCCTCATGGATTTGGTCGTTTAACTCTTTGATCCTGCTGCTGTCGCCGATGTGCCACTTTTCATACTTCTTCAGTTCTGCTTTTGCTTCTTCCAGTGCTTTGTGGTCCGGGTTGGTGTTTTCATTCCAGAAGTTCAGCAGGTCTTGCCAGTTCCAGATGACGCTTAGCAGGTGGTAGAACGTGTCGCGGGTTCCGCGCCGGCCGCTGAAGGTTGTGCTTTTCGGGTTGTCCGGGTATCCGTCCGCGCCGATGTCGTTGGCCAGCAGGTTCAGTTCCTCAACCGTGCTGTGGCCGATGATGTCCTGCATTCTGCAGATGTCTTCCTGCTTCGTGCTGACTCCCTGCCAGCTTACCAGTGCTACCAGTTCCTTCGCTGTAGTTACCTGGTCCAGAGTTGTTATGATTGTCGCTTTTTCCATTTTCGTATCCTCCTTTTTTATTCTGCGTCCGGGGTTGTGACCGGATCTTCCCGCATTACCGGGGCTTGCGCCCCGTCACTCTGCGTTACGCTACCAGGAACCGTTTCGCTTCGACCTGCTTGGTGTACTCTGCGTACATGTCCGCGTGATCCTTCTTGAACTCGCTGCTGTCGAACCGTTTGCTGGTGTAACTCTTCCAGGTTATCTTCACCGGGCCGACCAGCAGGGTGTCGGTTCCTTTGCTGGTCATCTCTGCCTTGACCTCAGCCTCCAGTGCTTCGATTTGGCCTTTGAGTTCCTCCGCCAGAACCTTCAGTTCCTTTAACTCCGTGGCCTTCTTCGTCAGTTCATTCATCGTCATGGTTTTGTGCCTCCTTGTTTTTTATTTTTTTGACCCTTCCTGTTTTAGATTATATATCATGACGTCATGATATGTCAAGCACTTTTTAAAAATTTTTTAAAAAAGTTTTCCGGGTCCCGCTATTACGATAATAGGATCATGGGTTTCTGTGCTAAGATGGTATTGCAAAGGACTGGCCTACACGCCGGTCCTTTTTATATTGGCGGCTAAGCCGGCTCTACACCCGTGATTTGACCTCCTTCACGCGGCCGGCTCCGCCTGGGTTGAAAGGCAGGTGAGACAGGATGACGGAACGACAGAAACGGTTTGTGGATTACTATATCCAGACCGGTAACGCGACGGAAGCAGCGCGGAAAGCGGGATACAAAAAGCCAGATGTTCAGGGTTCTCAGAACTTAGGAAAAGTTAGTGTAAAAGAAGCAATTGCAGGCCGCATGGCCCAGCTTGAGTCTGACCGTATTGCCTCTGCCGATGAAGTCCTGACTTATCTCACTGCTGCCATGAGGGGCCAGATCACTGAAGAGGTGATCGTGGTGGAGGGTGTGGGGAACGGTGAGTCCTCCGCCCGTGTTGAAACAAAGCAGCTGTCTGCCAAGGACCGGAACAAGGCTGCGGAACTCCTGTCTAAGCGCTACGGCCTGTTGCTGGATAAAAAGGAACTGACCGGTGCCGGCGGCGGCGCGCTGACCGTGCGCTGGATGAATAAACCGGAGGAGAAGGGCAATGCCTGAGGTAGTGATACCGTATTATCCCAGGCCGATCTGGCGCGACGAGATCCACCCAGCCCTGGAGAAAAAGAAAAGAGCCGTGCTGGTGTGCCACAGGCGCTTCGGTAAGACGATAGGGTGCGTGAACGAGTTAATCAAGAAGGCCCTGCAGAACACGAAGCTAATGCCGAAATATGCGTACGTCGCACCGTACCGTAACCAGGCTAAGCATATCGCATGGGAGTGGCTAAAGTTTTTCACCGGCCCGCTGCCGGGACGAAATATAAATGAGAGTGAACTGTTCGTGGAGTTACCCACCATGCACCCGGGCAGCCCCGGCGCCAGGATACAGATCGTGGGCGCCGACAACCCGGACAACCTACGTGGTGACTACCTGGACGGTGTGGTGCTGGACGAATTCGCCCAGATTAAAAAGGAACTCTACGGTGAGATCATAGTCCCCATGCTGGCGGACCGGGACGGGTTTTCGTATATCGTCGGTACGCCGAAGGGGCAGAACCACTTCTACGACAAATACCTGCAGGCCGTGAAGGACCCTGATAACTGGTACACCTGCCTGTATCGGGTGGATGAAACCGGGATCCTGCCACCGGAAAAGGTGGAAGAGATGAAAAAAGAGATGACGCCGGACCAGATCAGGCAGGAACTTCTCTGTGACTTTTCCGCCAGCGCCAGCAATGTGGTGATACCTATCGACCTGGTGACCGAGGCTGTGCAGCGTAACATCACCAAGGACGCGCTGGAGGATATGCCGGCCATACTGGCCGTGGACGTGGCCCGCTTTGGGGACGACACCAGCGTGCTGACGTACCGGCAGGGGCTGTGGATGGATAAGCCCATGCGGGCGCAGGGCATGAACACCATGGAACTGGCCAGCTACGTAGCAGCGGAATACTACCGGCGTAAACCGGACGTGCTGGTTATCGACGGTGGTGCCATGGGTCCCGGTGTGATAGACCGGCTGCGGCAGATGGGCATACCGGTATCAGAAATAAACTTCCAGCAGCGGGCGCTGGACCCGCAGCGCTACGCAAACAAGCGGGCGGAAATGTATTTCTTAATGCTGGACTGGTTGCAGCAGGGTGGCGCGCTGCCTAACGACCCGGATCTGAAAGCAGAACTGACCGTGACAGAGTACCGGTTCACGCAGAACGGGCGGATCATACTGCAGCCGAAAGAAGAGATCAAAGAACTGACCGGAAGGTCCCCGGACGCAGCCGACAGTGCGGCGCTTACGTTCGCGGTTCCAATACAGAAAAAGTTGCCCGGCCAGAAGGCCATCAAGGCAACGGCAAACACGGATTACAAATTGTTTTAACGAGGTGACAAAACATGTGTGGAAATCTTTTTAAAAGCCCTAAGGTTGAAACTCCCCAGGTGCAGCAGGTTGCGCCGGCTCCGCAGTCGGTCAGCCAGCCGGAACGTGCGGCCATCAAAGACATGGCAAAAAAAAATAGACGGGCGAGACTGGAGGCTAACAGTGAACCTGGCAGAACAGCAGGCAGTTCCCGTGTTGTGGATTCCCTGCTGAACCAGGCGCAGAGTGGCACGAAAAACAGGCTAGGTGATTGATATGGATACGTTGCTGGCAGCGCCGGCTGGCAATATGCTGCCGGCGGACGTGGAAATAAAAAAAGACTTCTGGCCCGACAAGGGCAAGGTGTTGCAGCGGATCAACCAGCTGCGGCAGGAACGACTCCGGTGGGAGGACCAGTGGATTGATATCCGTAACTACGAACTGCCCTACGTGGGTGATTTTAAGCGCCAGGGAGACGACAGCTACCCCGGCAGAAGGCGTGACCTGCACATTGCGCAAGGTTGCGCATGGGCGTCAGCGCAGATATTCGCAGCCGGTATCATGTCCGGCCTGACTCCGCCCAGCAGGCAGTGGTTCAAATTCGAGTTCTCTAACAGCGAGTTAAACGAGGACGTACGCGCCGGGCAGGTGCTGGACGAGCGGCAGGACATCATGCAGTCTATTCTGGCCTCTTCCAATTTTTATAACTCGATCCACACCAGTTATTTTGAGATGCCATACGGCCAGGCACCGTTAGCAGTGCTGCCGGACGCCAACAAGGGCGTGCGTTTCCAGTCGCAGACCATCGGCACGTACTACATCGACGTCGGTGGTGACGGGCTGGTAAACACGTTTGCGCGGCGCTACCCCATGAAGCTGCAGCAGATCATTGACACGTTTGGCGTAGAAAACCTGCCGATGAGCGACCGGTTAAACATCGAGGCCGGCGGCGTACCGGACAATGTGACCAGGTACGTGTGGTGGCTGGTGCAGCCCAATGCAGAGGCTGTACCGGGGCGTATCGGTCGCCTGAACATGCCATTCATATCCATGTACTGGATCGATGGCAGCGGGCCTACGGACTGGTTATACGTGGGTGGTTTTAACGAGTTCCCGGTACCGACGGGCCGCTACCAGGTGAACGGCAACAACCCCTACGGATATGGTCCCGGCTGGTATGCGCTGGGCGACAGCAAGTCCCTGCAGGTGATGAAACGCGACTACCTGACGGCTGTGGAACTGGCCGTGAAACCTCCGCTGACAGCTACAGCAGACGTGCTGGCCGAGGGTATCAACCTAATTCCTGGCGGCGTCACCAAACTGCCACAGCCTAACAGCCAAGTGAACCCGCTGTTTAATGTGCAGCTGGACATGCCGCACCTGGCTGAGGAGATCATCCGCACCGAGGACGCGATCAAGCGGGCCTACAGCGCAGACCTGTTCCTGATGCTGGACAGCATAACCACCGGGCAGATGACTGCGCGGGAGATCGTGGAAAGGCAGCAAGAAAAACTCCAGCAGCTGGGTCCGGTCGTGGAACGTCTGCAGGAAGAGTACCTGACGCCGATACTGGAACGCACCTACAACATACTGGACCGTGGCGGGATATTCCCACCGATGGACCCGGACGTGGCGCAGATGGTAGCGCAGGAAGACGTCAAGATCGTGTACATCAGCCCCCTGGCCCAGGCTCAAAAAATGTCGGGGTTGGTCAACATCGAGCAGGCTGTGGCGTTTGTGGCGCAGATGGCCCAGATGTGGCCGGACGCAATCAAAGCAATCGACCCGCTGGGGACTGTGGCGCGTTACATGGATATGCTGGGCGCGCCGGCGAAGATGCGCAGACCGGAAGAGGAAGTCGTGGCCATGATCCAGCAGGAGCAGCAAGCTATGCAGCAGGCCCAGCAGGAACAGCAAGCCATTCAGATGGCGCAGGCCCTGCCGGGAATTACCCAGGCTGCGAAAAATGCGACCGAGGCCGCCAACGACGGGAACCCGGCGCTGCAGGACTGGTTAGGTATGAGCGGAGCAGTGTGATATGGGAGTTAAGCCAAGGTATCAAAGCAATTACGACGGGCAGGACCGGCAACGGTGGGTTCGCAAAGCGATTGCTGATAAGGACAAAGGGGCGCTGCAGGCACTCCTTGAGAGTGAGGAAGGCCGCTGGTTTATAGCACGGTTGTTGAAGAACGAGGGCCTCCACACAAGTGGTTTCACCGGCAACAGCGGCACCTTCTATAACGAAGGCAGGCGCAGTGTGGCCGTGGACATATACCAAAACATTAAAACCCTTCTGGGCGTGGACGGGATCAAGCTGCTGCATAAAGCGCAGGAAGACCTGATGGAGTTTGAGTTCCGCGCCGTGGAGGCAGCCAAAGCAAAGGAGGAACACGATGGCTGAGGAGACCATTACTAACGCGGCCAATGATAACACAAATGCGCCGCAGCCGGCGACAGAACCGGCTAACATCCCTGCCGACGCAGCGGAGACCATGCTGGGCGGAACTGGTACCACCACCGAGCAAAAGGAACCAACGCAGGAGCAGGAGATAAAACCGGCGGAAGCGCCGGAGCAGTACGACTTCAGTGCAACGATACCGGAGGGAGTGAACCTGGACGAGCAGATCACCAAGGAGTTTGGCGACCTGTCCCGGAGCATGAACCTCACCAACGAGCAGGCCAACCAGATGGCAGCTTACGGTATCAAATACGCACAGCAGGCCGTGGAAGCAGTGAAGGCCCAGTATGCGGCAGACGTCACCCGCTGGGGGGAGGAGGCCAAAGCAGAACTGGGGGCCAACCTGAACAAGACGCTGCAGACGGCCGGCGCGGGTATCGAAGCGGCAGAGAAGTCCATTCCCGGATTACGTCAGGCACTGAACGAGACCGGGGCGGGCAACCGTATCGAGATCATCCGCCTGTGCGAAATGCTGGGACAGCTGGTACAGGCTGACCCGGGAAAACTTGTTAATGTTTCAGGCTCAGGCCCGGCGCCGACGCAGGCACCGACCTGGTACCCGAACTCAAAAATGTAAATTTAATTTTTAGCAAAGGAGTGTGAAATCACTATGGCAACTGTAGGGGCTAATGCCTTAACCCTGAACGATTACCGTAAAAGAATGAACCCTGAAGGGTACATTGATGAAATCATCGAAGTGCTGGCGCTCAGCAACCCGATCCTGGAAGACATGACCTGGATGCAGGGCAACCTGACCACCGGCAACAAAACCACGATGCGTGCGGCACTGCCGACCCCGGCGATCCGTTACATCAATCGCGGTATCACGCCTGACAAATCCAGCACCAAGCAGATTACGGATACCTCCGTTATCCTGGAATCCCGCAGCGAAGTGGATACCGAACTGCTGGCCCTGGCACCGGACAAAGAGGCCTTCCGCCGCAGCGAAGACAAAGGCTTTATTGAAGCGTTCGGCCAGAAGGTTGCGAACATGGTTATGTACGGCAACACTGACCTGGACCCGGATACGTTTAATGGCCTGGACATTCGTCATCGCATCATGGGCGTTAACACCGTAACCGCACAGGGGTATACCACCATCGACGCTGGCGGCACCACTGCCTCCAGTATGACGTCTGCTTTCCTCGTTGAGTGGGGTGACCGTGCTACCACCGGCATTTATCCGCGTGAAGCAACTGCTGGCCTGGTACACCGTGACCTGGGCGAAAAGACCGTATACGACGCTGCCGGCAAACCGTTTGAAGCAATGGTTTCTTTGTTCCAGTGGAAGTGCGGGCTGACCTGCCGCGACTACCGCGGCGCCGGCGCTGTGCGTAACATCCTGCCCAGCCTGCTGACTACCGGCACTGCCGCTCAGAAACTGGGTATCATGGCCGCCTTCTTGAAGGCCCACGATCGCATGAGACACCCGGAACGCTGCGTGCTGTACGTTTCCACTGAAATGTATACCGCGCTGAAAGTGTTCCTGATGGACAAGAACAACTCTTACGTGACCCGCGACACCCTGGAAAATGGTGTGCCGATCCTGCGTTTTGATGGCATGAAAGTCGTCAGGTTGGATTGCATGGTCAACAACGAGTCCCAGTTTACCTGATAAGGAAGGAGGAAAAAGATCATGATTTTTGACGCTGGTAACCTTTTCCTGGATAAAAAAGCGATTACGACCTATGGCACCACTGCTGCCTACTCTGACAACGTGGTGGAAAACACTGGCGGCGGCAACGCATACGAAGCACCGTGGCTGGTACTACTGATCACTGGCGCTGCTTCTGCCGGTGGCAACTTAACTGTTACGCTGCAGACCTGTGATGCTGTAGGTTTTGGCAGCGGCGTAGTGGACCTGTTTGCCCAGACTGTGGCAACCGGTTCCCAGGGTGAAGTCATTGCAGTACGCGTACCGATCGGCGCGCTGAAGTACTTCCGCCTGAAACTGCAGGGTTCCGCCTCCATGACCGGCGACGCAGTTGTAACTGCAGGCCTGGTAATGGATGCAGACATTAAAGCATGAGGATAACCACAATTAAGGGGCGGGCATTAGTCCGTCCCTTTTTTCTAAAGTGAGGTAACACTATGAACAATACCGATATCTGTAACCTGGCATTGTCGCACATAGGACGCGAACACATTGCCGCACTGAACGAGGACACCGAGGCGGCGCGCACATGCAAGCTGCACTACGATCTGCAGCGCAAGGTACTGCTGCGGGCGTACACGTGGTCCTTTGCAAAGAAATATATTAAGCTGGCCGAGATAGACACGAAGACACCGGGATGGCGCTATACCTACGCGTACCCGAACGACTGCGTGATGGCACGCAAACTGTACGCAAAAGACAACACCTGGTTATACCTGGAGAAGAACTTCCCCGGGAACATGGACCAGGTATTACTGAACGACAACACGAAAGCACTGGTATGCAACCACGCGGAGGCATATCTTGAATATACATATGACTGCAAAGACGCAGATTTGTTTACCGAAGATTTTACGCAGGCGCTCAGTTACTACCTGGCCGCTGCCATTTGTGTGCCGCTGACCGGCAGCGAGTCTCTGGCCCAGCAGATGCAGGCGCAGGGGGCAGGGATCCTGCAGGAAGCAAAGTTTACCATGGCAGGCGAGCGCAACCGGGTCCCTGACTATCCCAGCAAGTACTTTAAAGCAAGGTGGTGACGCATATGCCAGACGGACGCATTTACATGCTTCAACCATCCTTCACAGCCGGCGAGATATCCCCGGACGTGGCGTCCCGCGTGGACTTGGATAAATACGCCAGCGCACTGCTGCAGGCAGAGAACGTCTTTATCCGCCCATACGGCAGCGCGTACCGGCGACCCGGTACAGAGTACTGTGCAGAGATCAGCGACGGGTACAGCGTGCGTATGCAGGAGTTTACCGTGGACGCGGACACAAGCTATCTGCTGGTATTTACCCTGCTGAAACTGAGGATATACAAGGATGGCAACCTGATCGATACCAAGACCACTCCGTACCTTGCGTACGACCTGCCTAAGCTGCGCTTTGCCCAGACTGGTGACGTGATGTATATTGCCTCCGGGGCGCACCCGGTGCAGATGTTGACGCGGACGGCCGTGGATACCTTCAGCAATCTGAGTGATTTTACACCTAAACCCGGTTACTTTGACGACACCACGATGACCGACGGCGTGACGATCACACCGAGCGCCACCACCGGCACAGTGACGTTAACGGCCAGCAGCGGCGTATTCTCTGCGGGTCAGGTGGGTAACTGGATAGAACTGGAGCAGGAACAGGACGCGCAGACCGTGACCTTATCCGGCAGCGGGTCCATGTCAGATACCGGAACTACAAGCGCGCTGACGGCGTATGAAACCGGTTGGACGCTGACCACTACCGGCACATGGGCAGGCACGGTAACATTCCAGGAGTTTGTGGGCGGCGCATGGGTGACGCAGAGGTCGTACACCAGCCAGGTGAATGATTCCGGCACTTTTACGGGAACAACACAGATTCGTGCTGGTATCACTGTTACGGCAGGCACATGCAACCTTACGCTGACGCGCCTGGCATGGACAGACAATACCGACCCGCTGAACCCCATCGTGCATGACGCAGATTCCGCAACACTGACGTGTTCCTATAATGCGAGTACGTCTGTTTTGGCTGGCCCGGACGGGTGGAAAGTCATATCGCACGGGACATGGACAGGTACGTTTGAGGTACAGTACAGCGAAGATAATGTGAACTGGAAAAACCTGCGTCAATACTCCAGCAAGAACGATTTTAACGTAACCGAGTCGGGTACGTTTGATGAACCCACATGGATACGGGCAACGGCCACCATCAGCAGCGGCAGCATAGAAATAGCCCTATCACGCCTGCCATATACCCACGTAGGCACAGCAAAGATAACGGCATACACGGACAGCACCCATGTGACGGCTGTGATGGAGGACGACCTTGCCGACACCAGCGCGGCAGAGGACTGGGCGTTTGGGTCATGGTGCGGAGCATACGGATACCCCAGCTGCGTCACCTTCTTTCAGGACAGACTCTGCTTTGCGGCCAACGAGCGGCAGCCGTACATGGTGTGGATGAGCAAGACCGGCGACTACTTCAATTTTTCTGTGGAAAAGGTGGACGGAACCATTACGGACGACTCTGCTGTGGCCATTAGCTTTATCACCCGGAAGGACTACAGGATACTGCACCTGATCGCACACTCAGACCTATTGATCATGACGGAAGGAAACGAATGGATCATTAACGGGGCAGAGGTGGTGACGCCGACCAACGTATCCCCACGTGTGCAGACCAGCCGCGGAAGCACGGACGTGGTGCCTGAACTGATTGGCGGCCAGGTGATATTCGTGCAGCGCCACGGTAAGACGGTCCGCGACATGCAGTATGATTTCGGGACGGACAGCTATGACGGGCAGGACCTGACTATCCTGGCCAAGCATATCACGCAGGATAAGGTCATCAAGGATAGCGCATACCGGCAGGAACCGGACTATATGTGTTTCTTTGTGCTGGACGACGGGACCTGCGCGTGCCTGACGTACGTTAACGAGCAGAGGGTTTACGCCTGGTGCCGCATGAGGACGCAGGGCATATTCCTGGGCGTCGCCAGCGTGGCGACACCGGGGTATGATGACATTTATTTTGTGGTAGGCCGTGAGAACGGGTACTTCCTGGAGAGGTTATCCAATTATCGGCACTCAGAATACCCGCACGACTACGTCATGATGGACTGTGCGCTGCATGGGGAAGGTATGGAACCGGGAATGACTACAGTCCCAGTACCCCACCTGAAGAATCAAAATGTAGAAGTGCTGGCGAACGGTCGCAGGATCCCCAACGTAAAGACGGATGCGAGTGGCAATTTTGAACTGGAAGTGCCGGCTGTGGACCTGTGCGTAGGGCTGGGATACACCAGCACGTGGGAACTGCCAAACATCGAACTGCAGCTGAAGGACGGTACGCTGCAGGGGCGCCGGAAGAAGGTAAGCGAAGTGATCCTGCGCCTGGAGAACTCCCTTGGCGGGCGCGTAGGGCTGGCCACCAACAAGACCGACGTCATCAAATACGACGAACTCCTGAAGGAAGAGGTACAGCTGTATTCCGGTGAGAAACTGGTTACCGTGCCTAACGTCACCATGGGCGGGTTCAACGACAAGGGGCGCGTGGTCGTGGTATCTGACGACCCGTACCCGCTGAGCATAAGCAGCATTGTGCGTGCTTTGGTGCCGGGAGGTTGAGATGGTTAAATTTAAGCGTATACGTGCGGCAAGGGTCCCTCTGGTGTATGAACTGCTGCAGGACCTGCGCAAACCGGATATGCACGAGTTACTGCTGGGGATGGAACCACCGGACCGGGCCATCTATCAAAGCATAGACAACAGCCGATACTGTTACGTTGTGCGTGACCAGGAAGGCAACCTGCTGGCCATAACAGGCCTTGGTAAGGCGCTGATTGACGTGAACGGTACCAAGTGTACGCCGGTGTGGTTCCTTGGCACCAACAAAGCATACCGGCACAACCGGGCCATGGTGCATTTTGGGAAGCAGTTTTGTACGCAGTGGATCGCAGAAGTAGGACCGTTATGTAATTACATCTGGGCCGGTAACGAACCGGCCCTGCGATATATAAAGCACTTGGGAGCAAGATTTTGTGAGGCTGAGATGATCAACAGAGAAACATTTATACCGTTTATTTTAAGCGAGGTGAAATGATATGTGCAGTTTAACTTTGGCATTGGCAGGACTTAGTACTGGCGTAAGCGCTTTAAGTTCTTACCAGCAGGGTCGTCAGCAGGCGGCAGCTGCGGAATCGCAGGCACAAGCTGCGCAGCAGATGGCAGACGCTGCATACCGGAACGCACAGATACAGAATAAACAGCGGGAGATCGCGTCAGAACAGGAAGCATATAAACAGAAAAAACTTGATGACCAGCTTAGACTTATCCGTGGATATAACGCTGCGCAGGCCGGCGCGAACAGTATTGCTGGGAATATAGGCAGCGGACTGGATATTTATAATGCCGGGACCGACGCATACATCGGCGACAGCACAAGACTCCTGCAAGACATGCGATACAACGACTATATGGGTCTGATTAAAGAAACGAACGACATGAACCAAGGCCACGCGTACACGGCGCAGGCCTCCAACCTTCGGGCGCAGGCTAAGGCCGCCAAGCAGGCAGGAACCATCGGCGCGATTTTTGCGCTGGGTTCTGGCATATACAACATGACCAGTGGACAAGGCGCTAATAGTGGCTCAGATGATACGCTGGCTGGTTCAGCTTCGTCTATGCCTGGCCTGTCTTCTACAACGGCAAGCCTGAGTGATATGAGTCAGCAGGGACTTATTAACGGGATGAAAAATAATACTGGCCTGTTTGCTATTCCCAATAGGACAGTACAAACATGGGGCAGAACATTAAAGGCGTATAAACCGATCGGATGGGGTACCGGAAACAACCCATATACTTTTTAAGATTCTACGGGGTATTAAAACATGAAGCTAACTGGTTATAACTCACAAGTTCAACCTGGCAACATCGGCGACGCCCGCGTGCAGGCCTTCGGCGACGGAGGGGCGGCGCAGGCAGCGTTAAACATTGGGAACATGCAGGGAAATACGCTTAAAGGGATTGCAAACTTCGCCGCCAAGATTGCTGAAGAACGGCAGACAACCGACGTTACTGCCGCCCAGACAGAGTATGCCAAGCGCGTGAGCGACATGCTCTACAACGAGCAAAGCGGGTTAATGAACCGGCAGCTGAAAGAGGCTGACGGTATTTCTTTGGCATACCAGGACGGTGAGCGGAAGATCCGGCAGGACATACAGAAAGAGTTTAAACTGGCCGGCAAAGGGTTAACTGCGTTTAACACGATGTGCGACCGTGATTATGCAGGCCACTGGGGACGGCTGAACCAGTACGAATTCAACGAGGCCCAGAAGAACAAAAAGATTGTGACGGATAACGCACTGATCCAGATCAGCAACGAGGCGCAGACGCTGTACAACGACGTGTCCATGATGAGCGACGCACTGGGTAAGATGCGCGCTACCATAGACGCCAATTACTTTAACATGGGCAAGGACTATTGCGACGCGTACTTCCGGCAGTCCGCTGCCAATCTTGTGACGAGTAGCCTGAACGTAGCTGTGCGCAAGAACGATATGGCCGGCGCGGATGTCATCATGAACAATTTTGGGTACCTGGTGCCGCCCAGTCAGTTGAGTACATATGCAAAAGCTGTGCAGGAGTACACCAAGCAGAACCGTTTAATTGCTGACACGGACCGTCTATATGAGACTTACGGTAAAAATATTCGTGGCGCCTTTGAGGCAATAAGAGAAGAGGCAAAACAAACAACAATGGACATTCCGTACCCAGAAAATGGTTCTGTGAAAGAAAAGGCTGCCTCCTTGGCAGTGTGGGTACAAAACAATATACCTAACGCAAAAGTGCCGGCTGCAATAATATTCGGACAGTGGTTCCAGGAAACTGCTGCGGACGGAACATTTGGAAGCAGTCGCCTTGCAAAAGAAGACTTTAACCTGGGTGGATTAACACAGACAGAATCCAACGGTATTAAACAACCTGACGGCGGAAACTATTACCGGCATTATAACTCCTATCAGGAGTTTGCAAAGAGTTATATAAACAACTTTATAAGGCATTACGCACCACCTCCTGGTGGCGTAATTAATACACCGGAAGAGTATGCAACATGGTTGTACGATAATGGATACTTTGGCGGACATGGAAACACTCGTGAGGAAAGGATTGCAAACTATGCTGCTGGTATCAGGAAAGGCATGGCAGTTTTTAACGAAATGCACCCGCAATCGTCAAACGACAACATCTCTATAAAAGAAAGAGAAAAAGCATATGAGGCCAAGGTAGACAAAGAAATCCATATTAAAAACATAATGGATTCTGAAGCAATCCGCCGCGCAGAGACCATGCTGGTTGCAGACCCGAATGCTGACCCGCGCAACATAGCAATGACGATTGCTGGACCAGATGTTGAACTGGCAACTACGATAACCAATTATCTTACCCAGAAGAAAGATAAAATCAGGCAGCAAGGACTTCCTATTGCTGCCATGGACGAAGTTACGCGCATGCTTATGTACGACGATGCGTTCCAGTCCGAAGGGAACCTAATTGCGTTTATGCAGTCTAAGGGGTTTAACGACACCCAGATCAGTAAGGGCCGCGATCTTTGGAAAGACAGACTGGACGGTACAGGCCCGTTTGCAATAAAGAATTACAGTAAGTATGTATCGGCCGCTGTACCCAAATCTGGCAACCAACAAATAGACAAACTTTATGAAATAGAGTTAAACCAATTTGGCTTAGATTGGATCAGGTCGTACAGAAGAAAAAATCATGCGGAACCGACTTCAGAAGATCTGGAAGCGGCGCTTAATGAAAAATACTTCAACACAAAAATAGTGCTGCAGTCTGGAGGGGAAGAGGTTTCGTTTATCCCAAGAACAGTGAGCAACAAAGGTATTGTCTCTGTCGATGTTTCTACCTGGACAGAACGAGATCCGAACAACCCAAGCAAAATGGTAGAACACGAAATGCCCGGATTTGTTAGGGTTGAGTATAGAGATGGCACCGTAGTACATATGCCAATTGCCCAGTTCAAGACAGACATACTGAAAGAGGACGTAAATGCCAACGGGTGGTTGGGTAGTGCAGAAAGACCGAACTATGACGTCAACAACGCGACGCCTTAACAGGAGGAGTTATGGACGATAAAGTTTTTAATCAGTTAACCACAACGCCAACGGTGGATGTCAGAAATGAGGAGTGGTACAGGACTGCTGACGCGATATTTAATGCGCGCATGGCAGACTATTATAACCCTGGTGTACCTGGCGGATATCAGTCATACCTGCTGGAGGCCAGAAAATATAAAACAAATCTTGACCCATTGCAGACAATGGGTTATTTGCATGCCCAGCAGACCATCGACTCCAACTGGGAATACACGCAGAACATGGCCAAGTCCGTGTATAACGGGGCCATGGGAGTGTTCCGTGACACGCTGAACGGTATCCGTGCTGCGCGTGACTATAATATTGCGCTGCTGAATGAACAGGCCGCTGCGCAGGGAATCGAACGTAACCCTGACCAGGGGTTCATTGACGCGCTGGACAACGCCTCCAAGGCAGAGGTGCTGCAGCCCTATGATATTAAACGTAGTGCTTCCCGGTTAGGGCAGTTTGGTTTGGATGTGGCACAGGGAGCCGGTCAGCTGGCCGGGCAGATGGTCGGGTCCGTGGCACTGAATGCTGTGCTGCCGGTTGTGGGTGGTCCCGCGCTGATGATGGCACAGATCACCGGCGGACAGTATGAAGACCTGAAGGCCAAAGGCGTGGACACCAAGCGCGCTGCGACGGCGGCCTTTTATAACGCTGCCTTCCAGACCCCGTTTGAATACCTGGCGCTGACTAAACTGATGAAGCGTATCCCTGCCGGCAGCGTGTTTAAACGTAAACTGCGCATGGTACTGGAAGACGCCGCCACTGAAGGACTTACTGAAATGATTCAGCAATTCCCTGAAGAATGGGCGGAGCTATGGGCGTTGAACCCGGACAAGTCCTGGAAAGAACTGAAGGAATTAGCTGCCAAGAAATTCCCGGATACCATGCAGAACGCGCTGTATGCCGGTATGATCGGTGCTGTGCTGGGCGCCGGGTCCCGTGGTATCCACCTTGCCATAGACCGGAACGTGGACCTGGTTCTCCGCAAAGAGATACACGACGAGGCCATGAAAACGGTAGAAGGCCGCATTGACAACATAAAGCAATCCGGTATCAGTCCTGACTACGCGGCTGAGACCATCAACGCAAACCTGAACAACGCAACCGTGCTGATTGACGGTAGGGTACTGCAGGCGTATGCACAGAAGGCTGGTGAGGAAAAGGCCGCGGAAAAGCTGGGCGTGTCCAAGGAGGACATTGCAGAGGCCTCCTCCCATGGTGACACTGTCGAAGTGAAGCAGGGCAACTTTGAGGCGCTGGCTGCGTCCGATCCCTCCTTCCTGGAGATGGTACGCGATGACGTATCCTTCGACCCCAGGGATATGAGCAACAACGCATACAAACAGATCCAGGTGAACATGGAGACATACTCCAAGATGGCCGAGGAGCAGCGGAAAGAACTGAAGGAACAGGTAGATAAGATTGCCGCGTCGGCCTTAGAAACCGGCAGAGTGAGTAAGAGTGGCGTAGAGGGGTTGAAGGTGCTTCTTACACGGTTTGCGCTGACTGCGCGCCCGGACGACCCTGCCCAATTTTGGAAGGACAACCCGGTGCGGTTTGAACGTGGTATGGAACGGCAGGCGGCACCAAACTTTTCCAGCAATGAGGAAAAAGCGAACCTTGTTAAGGATATACTTGACACCAACTACGACAACCCCAGGGAAGAAGTTGAGAACAGGATAAAAGCTATTGACGAGGAGATTGAAAGGACCCCGGAAGGAAGCGAAAACCTGCAGATACTCAAGGCCCATCGCGATATATTAACTTCGCTTTTAAGCGGCGGCGACACAGATGTTCCGGCCATTGAAAACTACAAGCAGCATTACAATCGTGATAACGGCACGTTTGATTCCACGTACCATCAGAGTGGGTTGAACAATATGTCTGCCATGGTTATTACACCGAACCAGCAGCAGAAACGCACAACGGACTCGCTTATGAACTATGAGAAGTTGTCCATCGACAACATCAAGAAGAGGGACCCGGAGGCATTTAAAAAGATTATTACGCTGGTTAAGAAAATACCGGGTTTGGGTGTAAAAGACGCGACCGATGAAGAAGCATACCAGCACATGAAGAAACGTGTTGCTGACAACCTGGTTTGGCTGTATAACCTTGTCACGGATCCTGAGGACCGGAAACGCGCCAAGTTATGGTACGAAGGCGGACGCAAGATGATTAAGAGTTGGTCAGACAGATATGGTATTTCTGTTATGGCCGGTGCCGGTGCGATGGCAGTACTGTCTCCTCAGAAAGATTGGTTCATGAATGTGAACATGACTGAGCGCATCCTGGACACAATGTTTGCGGACCGTTTCAAACCGTGGACCAAGGAAATGACGGACAAGGCCAGGGGTACGCTGAAAGAGGATGGCAGTCGTGAGGATGACGGTATAGTAAAACCGCTGAAGAGAGGCACTGACCTGAACATGCCCGCTTTGGACAGGGCTGAAGGCAAGACGCTTGACGAACTGTTAAAGAACAGGGATTACTATGCTGCCGCTATTTGGATCCGTGTTTACGACGAAGTATATAATAGCGAGAAAGAGTTTGGCGAAAATAACCGTGGGTACAAGATCCTTACGCCCGAAGGTGGCACCGGCGACTATGTAAAGACACAGGGCGGCGAGAAAGCGAACATGGCCTGGCAGGGTTATGGAAACATTGCCAAGGCTGTATCAATTATTGCGAACCCAAGTTACACCAATGTGTCTTTGCAATTAGGTACCAACCACAAAGTCAGAAACTTCTTCAACAATCTGTATAACCCGGACGCAGTAGATTTCGCAACGATTGACACGCACGCAGTGGCAGCGGCCGCATTGATTCCTTACTCAGCGTCATCTGAGGCTGTAAACGACAACTTCGGCGGACTGTCTTCTACAGAATCTGGTGCCAGCGGAACGTATGCGTTCTTCCTGGAAGCATACCGTGACGCTGCGGATGAAGTTGGTATTTCGCCGCGCGAGATGCAGTCTATCACGTGGGAAATGGTCCGCATTCTGTTTACGGACACATTTAAAAAAGACGTTGACTTAAAGGACGAGAACGGGAACTACATTCTGGATGAGAAGGGGAAGCGTGTTACCGGTCCCAACGAAAACGTACTTGCAATCCAGAAGGCATGGGAAGAAGCAGATAAAATAATTAACGAATACACCGGGGCAGACAAAGAAGGATACGAGAAAAAAGTCCTTGAAAAAACACGTAAAAAAGTATATAATATGGTAGACAAAGTTAAACCCGTAGGTAAGTTTGCCTGGCACGACACAGCCTTCCAGCCAGAAGTTGGCGACACTTATGACCGTAGCCGAATCCAGCTTATCAACTCAGTTGGCGTCGACAACAAGTTGTCAAGAACTCAGATATCTGTGGAAGTGGCGCCGGACCCGAACAACGAAGCGCTTACTGCCTTATGGGATAGTCTGAGTGATAAAGACAAAGAAACCATCAGTAAACAGGTTGCAAAACAGATCATCAACCTGGTTCTGAACGAGTATGACTCTGACGCTGTATTCTCCGTGCAGGTCGGCGGGTATGAAGGGAAGACAAATCCCTCACTGAATATATCTGTAGACAAACCTGAACTGGCTGTACCGATTGCCAAAATGTTAGGGTATGCCCTGAATCAGGACAGTATGTTTATCACATCCTACGCACCATTTTTGGGAGCAAAGAAAAGCAAGGGTGTGGCGATCAATGTCGGCACGATGGGTATAGAAGACGCACGACAGCTTTACGATAAACTGTACACAATCACTAATGACGCCGGCAATAACGTTATTACAGGGTATTCTCTCTCTGACGGCGTCATAACCATTATCTTTGACGAAAAGAAAAATGGCATGACAGTGGACGAGTTGATCGATAGAATCGTCGAGGCTACGCCGGAATACGATAACGAAACCCGTCCCATTGAAGTGTACATGGCAGCACCTCAACGTGTAAGAGAAAATGCTGATACCGACATATATGGGTATCTGCCTCCGCTTCCTCAAATGGAAACCAAGGAGGCCCTGAAAGCAAAGGCACGCGACATCGTAGCGGAGCGCAAGGCACAGGGTATTAAGGCAACCATAAACGGTGTCACAGAGGAACTGATTAACGAGCAGAAGAAACGGTTAGAGGCCGTAAAAGAGCAGTGGGTTGACATCCTTCTGCCGGAAATTGAAGAGGCGGAGCAAGCAGTTATTGCTCAAAGCGCTTTGGAACTTTCCAAAAAAGAAAATATAACGATTGATGATGCAGTGGCACGTTTGCGAAAAGAGGAAGCAGACACGATCGCCAAACGCAATAAAGAACGGGAGGAAATGTTAAATGCGAAAAGTATCACCGAGCGAGTGGACTGGTCCGTGGCCACCCTGGACAGGCGCGCAGATTACATTCGGTCCCAAGCGGACGCGGCCATCCGAGGAGGAATTAGCGAAGCGCAGAGACGTAAAAATGAGTCAGCTAGAAGTGGCGGCAATACTGGAAAAGGATTCAAACAAGAAAGCGGAACTGCAGAAGGCAGCGGACAACTACTGGGCCAAGCGGAAGAAGGAACTGGGGATAGAGTAACATTAAACCAAACTGCCTACCGTGGCGCCATGGATGGCCGTATCTCTACGGACCTCTTGGGTGACAATATACACATGCAGGCACATGGTTGGGGGTTGAATTTCACATCGTCCAAGCAAGTTGCCGAATGGTACAAGCACAACAGGTCGCAGCACAAGAACAACATGAACGACGTTGTTGTGGACGGCAAGACCATAGCGGAATGGATGAGTGATAAAGAGAAAGCACCTATTCTTGTCGCGTATCGCATGAACGGATATAACTACAATGATACGCTGAATGATATTGAAGCTGATGCTGACATCTATGACGCTGAGGCATTGCAATGGTTCAAAGAAAATTTTAAAGACTTAAATGCCGATACTGGCGTCGTTTATGAAGCTAACATTCCAGAGAATGACGTGCTGTTGAACGAGAATAAAACACTTAAAGAGCAACCAAAGAGTGTGCAGCGGGCCATAGAAAAAATCATCCGGGATATGACACCCGAACAATTGGAGGACGCAGGGCAAGACGTTGGCAGGATTGGCGAAGAAAAAGCCAGGGCCAATGTTTTAAAAATGCTTGCGAACAGTGAAGGTTCAAAAATCTACGGAACGCTTACGGACATATTCGGCGGCCAGCGCGAAGCGTCAATGAAGCTGAACGAGTACGGAGTAAAAGGCATTACCTATGAAGGCAACGAGAACCGGGGATTTGTTATCTTTGACGATAACGCAATAGACGTCCTCAATAAATACTACCAGAACCAACAGCAAACATCCCAAATCAAAGGCGAATTCGACCCGTTCACCGACGGGGAAGCAGTCATCCGGTTGTTCAAAGGTGCTGACCCGTCCACGGTGATCCACGAAACAGGCCACTACTTTATCGAGTCCCTGTGGCGGGAGATCGCAGCTGGCCGTGCTACCAAACAGCAGCAGGCCGACTTTGAAAAGCTGATGCAGTACTGTGGCCTCACCACGGAGCAGTGGGGTAAGCTTGATACGGAAGGCCGGCGTGCAGCGCATGAACGTCTGGCTGAGGCCTTTGAGACCTATATCATGGAAGACAAGGCGCCGACGCGGGAACTGCGCCCGGTGTTCAAGCGCTTTGCCAAATGGTTGAAGGCAGTGTATGCTGCCATCTCCCGGAACAAGAATGCTGTCCCGCTGACCGACGAGGTACGCGAGGTATTCGACCGGATGCTGGCCTCTGAGGAAGACGTCGAAGAGATGAAGCGGGTAGAGGGGTACTTTGCCAAACTGCCCAAGGTGATTACGGACAACCTGTCAGATGCTACCAAGAAACGCATAGAGGATTACATCCTTAAGGCGCAGGACAAGGCCGTCGAGATACTGACAAAAGAGCGCCTGGCGAACTTCAGTGAAGAACGGAAGCGGGAGATTGAAAACTTCCGTAACATACACGCTGACGAGATCCGGCAGGAAGTAGCGAGCCGTCCGCTGTACGTGGCGGCGCGGCAGGCGCAGGAACTCCTTGGTGGAGAGAAAGCTGCGCCGGCGAAACAGTACGCGAACCTGTACCTGGAAGAGAAAATGAGCGACGAGAACGAGGTTAAGTGGGAGATCGTCGCAGAACAGAACGGTATGACGCCCAGTGAACTGGCGCAGAAAATACTGGCGGAACCCAGCGAGAACGAAGCATACAACGCGGCCATGAACGAGGCCGTACAGAAAGAATTCCCGGACTACTACACCGAGCGGGAGCAGGCCGAAGAGGCCACCCGCATGGCCATGTACAACGACGAGTCCGGTATCCTGGTTGGCGTAGAGCAGGTGCTGATAGAGGACTTTGCTACGAAGGCAGCGGCCCAGCAACGCAGCGCAGAGACAGCCCGCAAGCTGGCCATGGCGAAACGTCAGCAGGCGAAGGTGGCGGCCCAGAAAGAACTGGCCAACATGAAGCTGAAAGACGCCACCAACGTGAACAAATACATTGCTGCTGAGCGCCGGTGTGCTGTGAAGTCTGCCGAATCTATGGCCAAGAAGGACTACGAAACAGCGCGCCACTACAAGGATATGCAGGCCTTTAACCATGCGATGGTGCTTGAGTCTGCTAACCTGAAGAGACGCGTGCAGCAGTACCAGAAATTCCTGCGCCGCCAGTTTAAATCCAAGCGGGAGTCCTGGACAAGCGAGATACACTTTAACCAGGCCATGGCGCTGTTTGCCCGCATGGGAATGGTACGGAAGGACTATGACCCCACCACAAGGACACAGTCTTTGCTGGAATATCTCAATGAAATGGGACAGATGCTGTATCCGTTTAACGAAGTCCCAGAGTGGTTGGCAGATGAAACCTGGCCGATTACCGACCCCAATAACATGAGGTTTGATGATTACGAAAAGGTTATAGACCTGATGCGTTATATCAAAACCATGGCAAAGATAGAGAAGGCGGCCAACTTCTTTGATTCCAGCAGCACTTATAACGAGTGGAAAGCAAACGCAATCGAGAACCTGAACAAACTGGCAACAAAGTTTACACCCATACTGGGCGAGAAACAGACGGCCACCTGGCTGGAACGGTTCAAGGCCGGGTACCAGACACTGGACAACTTCCTTGAGAGGATGGACGGATGGACCTTCGGGTTTTTCTCCCGGAGTTTTGGCGACGTGATCAAGCACGCTAACGACAACGAGTACACCCACCTGGAAGCATACCAGAAACGGAAGGCCGAAATTGAAAAAGCATGGTGCCCTACGGATGAAGCAATAGCCGAGGCCGGCAAGGACGTATACTACAAAGAATTGGGCGCGTCAGCAAATAAGTTTGTACTGACAAAAATGCTGATGAACCTGGGCAACGAAGGCAACGCACGTAAGCTGTGCAGCAGCTATCCTTCTGAAGCGCTGCGCGGCAGTCCCCTGTGGGTGTTCCCGGACGGACTGCTGAGCCGGGACGAGGCCATCCAGCAGACCAAAGAGAACCTGCTTGAATTCCTGGGCAGAGTACTGACCAAGGAAGACATCGCGTACGCGCAGGCCAAGATAGATCTGGCCGGCATGTACTGGGGTGAGATGGCAGACCTGGAACGCAGGACCAAAGGGTTTACACCTAAGAAGGTGGAGGCCTACCCGGTGACCCTCAAGCTGGCTAACGGGGAAGAGGTAGTATTCCGTGGCGGATACTTCCCGCTGATCCGTAACGGTGAGATGGGCAGCCATCCCGCCGGCATACTCCCGGTAAGCGACACGGACCCGGACCAGGGCCGGAACGTACGCACACTGAGTACCAGCCAGGGCCACATGATAACCCGTGTGGAAGCAGATTATCCGGTTGATCTGACCGACGGCAGCGAAGACTGGGCCATGCGGCGGGCCATACATGACCTGTGCTGGCGCGAGACCATGACCGGTTTCCGCAGGATTCTGAACGACCCGGTAATGTACGGACTGATGAAATCCAAGTTGGGTATTGCTCAGATGAATGCGATGCGGGAAATGCTGGAGAACGCAGCCCAGCCTAATAATGGGCAGTCCATGGCCATGGCAGAAGGACTCCTGGCGACGACGGCCGGCTGGCTGAGACGCAAAACGGTGAACAGTATTGTCATGCTGAACCTGCGGATCAACCTGCAGAACTTCGGCAACTTCTTCCTGTACGGTAACACTGTGGAAGGGTTTGGCTATAGTGATGTGATAGCTGCTATGGGCAACGCGCTGAGCAAAGGATTTGACGGTAAGTCCTTCTCAGAGATGTGGGACTTTGTGGACGAGAAAAGCGCATACATGCGCGAGCGCAGCACGACACCGGATATCACCCTTGCGCAGGTCCGTGAGGAAGGTAAGCTGAATAAGTTTGAGCGCTCCGCCATGGAGTGGGGTGCCAAGGCCATGATGTACACGGACGGCGTGACGGCCCGCCCGGTATGGATGCAGGCATACACCAAGAAAATCAACGCCGGTGCCACCGAGCAGGAAGCAATCGACTTTGCGGATACAATCATCCGCAGGACGTTGGGATCCGGCAGGGCGACCGACGTGGCCAGCCTGCAGCGTGGCGAGCCGATATACAGACTGTTCACAGCCTTCCAGGGATTCTTTAATACCCAGTTTAACCAGTGGGCGAGAGAGTACAATATCGACCGGCGCCTGTTGGCGGAAGGTAACACGGCGGAAGCAGTACAGCGGATAACCGCATTCGTGGCGTCCAAGTACCTGGCTGCCTGCCTGTTTAACCTGATATTCGCGCTGCAGAACCCGTTCGCGGATGACGATAAAGACGAGTACCTGAACTACACTACAGAACTGATTCATTACCCCATGTCCCTAATCGGCATTTACGGAGCAGTTGCAAACGAATTTATTGACCAGTCTCTGGGTATGAAGAGTTACGGGTACCGGATGAGCATCATCCAGTCCAGCCTGGAAAAGATTTACCGTGCTGGTGGAAAGACACGCAAGATGATAGAAGGCGACTTTGAGACCGGCCTTGAAGGTATCACGGAAATAGCAGGAATGGCCTATGGTGTACCTGCGCAGCTGAACCGGTTATTCTGGAATGCGTACGATATCTTCGTGAACGGCATGGACCCGAGGCTGGAGGATCTGACAACCAGAAGACCCAAGCGCGAAAGAAAAAAATAATTACGATAATAGAACCTACCAAATCTATGCTATATTGGTAGTAAGTAAACGAGGCACTCCAAAGGGGTGCCTTTTAATTTTGGACGGAAGGAGTGCAGAGATGGTAATTTCGCAAGTAAACCAAAACGTGTACAACGGTGATGGCATCAACAAAGCGTGGCCTTACACGTTTGAGATTATAGACAAGACCGATGTGCATTTGATATTGCAGGACGTTGATGGTACGCAAACTGTATTAACGTCTGACTACTACATTGACGAGATTAACGCCACGGCATATTACCCTGGGTACGCACCGGGAGCGGAGCCACCGGAAGCAGACCAGCCGCCCAAGGTGCAGGAAGGTCAGAAGATTGTTGTGTACCGGAAAATACCGGTAAACCAATTAGCTAAACTTGGTGATAAATGGCCTTTTGCTGTCATCGAAAAGGGCCTTGATAAACTTACCATGCTTATACAAGATGTATGGGGATGGTTTGACGAGAACGTGATCCAGCGGGTAGGGGATTCCTGGAATGCCATGGGATTCCCCATCCATAACGTAGGCGGCCCGGTCAACGTAGATGACGCTGCGACAAAGGATTATGTGGACCGTATTTTAAGCGGGTTTATTTTAGAGGGAGACAGCCGCCTGGTTCCGTTTGATACTGTTTCACAGATGGTGGATGCAGATTTAGAGGCCGGACAGATTGCGTACACGCTGGGATACGGAGATATTAATGATGGCGGCAGCGCTGTTTATGCCATCCGCACAAAAGAGTTAAGTGATAAAAATGATGGCATATATACAATCTTTTTGAACAATGACAATGTCGCAACTTTAATTTCTTATAGAGATAATGCGGACAGAATGGGTTTCCTTATTCATGACGAGTTGGATATGCAGCGCACACCGTTTGCTGTGTTTATCACAGAGACAGGAGATGTCCCGGCTGGATACAACGGTACCCAGGGGATGTGTGTTGCCGGAGATTATCTGATTGTTTCTCGCCATCAAGACGATGCGTATAATTCCCGTGTATATGTTTTAGACATAATCAATAAAGCTGTGTTAAGCCATACAGACATGAGTATCAACCACGGGAATAATTTTACATATGCCAATGGGTATGTATATTGCGGTATCCGTGGAATCGACGACGAGGATGCGTCTCTCATTTACAAGAGTAAATTAACCGGAGACACCCTTGAAAACCCAACAACCATAACTGTGCCGGGGAAATACACAGCTATTGCGTACTGTGAGACAGACGGTTTGTTCTATCTGCGTAGTTCAGGCGGCAAAACAATTTATACAACGAGTGACTTTATCAACATAGAAGAACTGTTTACTTTGGATTTCGATCTTGACGCAGCAGTAACTACGCAAAATCAAGGCCTGTGCGTAGACAAAAGGTTTATATACTATCCCGTCACTTGTGGTGATGATGTTGAGCGGCTTTTCGTGGTTGACAAATACACCGGAGAAAGCGTAAAGGTGTATCACTTCCCACGGTTTGCTTATGGCGAGATAGAAGATGTAGACACTTACAACGGACAGCTTTTTATCAACTTTAACCGTTCCGGGTATCCCAGCTATGTATACTGTGTACCCTTGTATGTGAATGCGCCCTCCGTGGAAGATAAGGTTAAAGGCCATGCCGGCGGAAACTACAATGCTACAAGGTACAATATGTACGTTAATAACGATAACCCCGTTGCGTTCCCTGACGGAACAAATACCCGCCCGTTTAACAGTATTGAGGCTGCGCTAAATGTTTGCGATTATTTAAACCTAAACGCTGCGCTATATGTTGAGGGAACATACGAAAATGTAAACATCATGTACCACAGCAAGCGGGTTTACATAAACTTCGTGGGCGCAACCATTACAAACCAAATTCATATCACAGCAAGCAATGTTTTTATAACCGGTACTTACACAGCAAAACAGATTTATGCTGCAGGAGGCAGCGTAGTTAATCTGTCCGGCGGCACATTAGACGGAGACAACACAAGTGACCCCGCTATTTATTGTTCTTCATCCACCGTTGTTGGTACACTTTCTAAAATCCAGAAATACTCATCTTCCACAATAGAGAACACAACCGGTTTTGTGGATGTGGATGTTGATACTTTGACAAATGCGACCACTGACACCAAAGGGTCAGCCGACATCAACAATACTTCGATACACTCTCATAACAATCCATATTCAGGGCCTGCGATTGTTGAAAAATATACCGGCATAACAACCGGCGTTTCCCCGGCAAGTCATAGTCCCGGGTATGTTCTTGGGATGGTTGATAAAAACGGCGCCTCCCTTGGCGGTGTTTACAAGCGTGTTAATAATAACGGTGGTTCAAGGACCGGCCTGCTTGATGTATGGAACAGCAATTCCGCCGGTCTGTACTCTGAAAACCTTGCAGATGCGAGCCTTGCTGTGCGACCAAGCGCAGACAATGCGATAATGCTGGGAACATCCTCTTACCGTTGGGCAGAGGTTTACGCAGGAACGGGTTCCATCAACACTTCTGATGAAAGATTAAAAGACAACATCGAATCTATCCCTGATGATGTTTTAGATGCATGGGGAGAGGTCGGCTGGTATCAGTTCCAATTCAAGGATGCAATCGCAGAAAAAGGGGAATCTGCACGAATCCATACCGGAACGATAGCACAACGTATCAAAGAAGTGTTTGAGGCGCATGACCTTGATGCATTCCGCTATGGGTTACTCTGCTATGACGAATGGGACGCAGAAACAGAAGATGCTGATGACAAAGGCAACGTGGTGCAGGAAGCAAGAGAGGCAGGAAACCTTTATTCCTTGCGGTATGAAGAAGCACTCTGTATGGAAGCCGCTTACCAACGTAGGAGAGCGGATAGGCTTGAAGCAAGGATTGAAGCGTTAGAGGAGTCGATTAACCATGAAGATTGAGCAAGATAAGATTCTGCACTTTATTGCGGGCATAGTGGTCTGCATTATAGTGGCGCTGATATTTAGAAATCCACTTTACGGTCTGATCGCAAGCGTATTGGCGGGAATTGCCAAAGAAGCGTGGGACCACTATGACTACGGAAAAATTGATTTTCTTGATTGCCTTGCCACATGGATCGGCGGCATCGCCGGATATATCGTAGCGTTTTTAGTACACGGATTATAACGAAAGGAGGATGCACCATGCCTGAACCGTTAACCACTCCAGACGCGCAGCTGGAGAAAATTATTGAGTTGCTGCAGCAGATCGTAGAAAATACCACTCCGGCAGAAGAACCGGCAGACGAGGAAGAATGATACACCTTTAAAACCATGAAACAGATAATCCAAGATGTGTTTTCAAAAATCAATTGGCAAAGTACGTTTAAGAGCATAACAGACAAAGGCATGGAAAAGGCGGTAGCGTCAGCAATCGGCGCTACCATGCTTGACCTTGGTACGATATTCGCCTTGTTTATTGGGTTAGAAATCATAGACATATTTACAAGATGTATTGCCATGTCAGCTTTGCTGTGGAAACATATGTATGGTGAGTCAATCGTTGAAAAGCGTGGCAACCTGATGAACTATATCCGCTGGCTATACCAAGCACACAGATGGCGTTACATAGATTCCACAGCTTTGAGGGACGGATTCTGGAGTAAAACCATTGTGTACTTCCTGCTTATTTTTGTTGGATACCTTGGTGACACCATCCTCGCTGTGAAGCATATGCCACAGTTTGTGCTGGTAATATTCTGTGGAATTCTCGTCTGCACAGAAGTGTTAAGCATCCTTGAAAACCTGGGTGAGTGCAATGTATCAAGTGTTAAGGATTTGCATGAAATAATCAAAAAGAAAAAGGAAAGCATAAAATGATTGATCCGAAGATTATCGAGACAGACCTTGAGTTCACGGAACTGTCTACCCGCCCGTTTACGGACCTGATTGTAATACATCATACCGGGAACCCCTGGGACGATGATTGCTCCGCAGAGGAAATACACGAATCTCATCAAGCGTTAGGCTGGGCAGGAATTGGTTACCATTATGTGATACGCAAGGACGGCTCCATAGAACGTGGCAGACCGGAGTGGGCAATAGGAAGTCATGCATACGGATATAACTCCCAGTCGATTGGCGTACACGTTTGCGGCAATTTTGAGGAGGCTGTACCCACGGCGGAACAGATTGAATCCACAGCATATCTTATCGGTTGGCTGTGCGACGAGTATGACCTTGTGCCTAATAAAAACCATGTGGTGGGGCATAGGGATCTGATGGCAACGGCCTGCCCCGGTGAAAATCTGTATGACATTTTAGACACTATTCGTGGGAAAGCTATATGGTATCAACAACATTATCAAGGAGGGGATTGAGTGAATGACCTTTTTGACCTTAGACCTTCAAACAAAGAAATGGCTTTTGCTATTCTTGGTGTTGTTGTTCTCATGGTGGCTGTTTTCGGCGCAGGCTACCTGCTTGGCTGCGAACGGACAGAAGACATATACCATAACGGAGCAGGAATTGGTGACGCTGGAGAACAACTTGGCACGGCTGTCAGCAATCAATCAGCAATTACAGAAGGAATCAAAGACGCAGAACACACAAGCGCAGGAATTGCAGAAACAAGTCAAGCTATTGCAGAGTCAGCTGAACATATTACGGCAGGAGTCAATGAAGCAGGAACAATTATTGATAGCTGCCAACAGATCCTTGGAAGAATTCGCAACCGAGGCCAAGCGCACCCGCCTGCGAATTAAACGCCAGCGTAACTTTTGGGAGGCCATGGCCGCCTGCCTTGTGATTGGTTTAATATTAAAATAACTTACCTACTCTCATAGACACCTCCTTTCATTTGCCGCACACCTTCCCCCTGGTGTGCGGGCATTTTTTTATTCGTCAAAAATTCGTCAAAAATTAATATTGGTTTTTAGTGTTTCATTGTTGAACGTAAAAAATAAGAATGCCCATTTCATGCGTTAGTTGTGTTATAATGTTTTCCAAAGTGAGTTACATCAGCATTACCATATAATATATAAATATGTCAATCTATCCGCATGGTTGACGCATTCTTCTCATTTCGTCAAAAGATTTCGGCAAAAATTCTTCTCAAAAATTTTCTGGATGTCCTGGGCCGCTGCCTGGCGCATGTCGTCAGAGTAGTGTATATACGTCCCGATCACCGTCTTTACGTCGTCACCCAGCAGGGCTGCCACGGTACGGATGTCTATGCCGCGGGCCAGCAGGGTGGTGGCGTAGGTATGCCTGAGGCGGTGTGGGGACAGCGCAGGATCCAGCCGGCGGATAGCACGCTGCATATAGAAGTACGTGCTGTGCGGGTGGGGGAACACTCGCCGGTTGATATCAAGCGGCCGAGAGTTGTGGTATTCTTTCAGCATGGTAACAAGAGCCTGGGGGATGGGTATGGTACGGTACCCGTTACGGGACTTAGGGCTGTGTATGGTTCCGTCCCGGGAGTCCAGTTGCCGTTCTACGGTGATGGCCGGCGCAGACCAGTCAACGTCGGTCCACTGCAGCGCGAGTATCTCACCCCGTCGCAGGCCGGCGTAGTAACCTATAGCAATAGCCAGCACCACGTCCTGACGCGGGTGCTGCAGCAGGACAGTCAGCTGCTCTTCCGTTACAGTCCTGCGCTCCGTTTTCTGCCGGACCTTAGGTAACTCTATATCCACCGTCGGGTCGTCTGACCGGAGGCCGTATGGTTTTATGGCAGCGCGGAATAAAATACGCAGCTTACTAAAATATTGCTTCTGGGTCTGAGGCGTCATATTCCAGCCGCTGATCGCGTTGACGAGGTCGGCATAGGTAATCATATGGACCGGTCGTTTTGCGACGATCCTGAGCGATTTTACAGCGTATTTATAATTTGTCTTCGTGTTTTCTGTAATTGACCTTTTGACTTTAGTATATAATTCACAGAAGTCTTCCAAGGTGATCCCCTCCAGGTGATGTTCCACCGGCCGGGGCGCTTTTTTTATTTGGGCTATTAACTCTGCCTCTGCCTCCTTGGCATCTGACTTTTTGACAAATCCTTGCTTACTCTTCTGGCGCCACTTCCCGTTGGCGTCCTTCCAGCTTACGATAATTTGCCAGGACCCGTCCTTCTGCCTGTACGTTGTGGTTGTTCTCATGATGGCCTCCTATTTTAAACTTGACGTTTGCAGGTCAAATAGATACCAGCAGGCCAACAGCCCTGCCGATATGCATACGGGCGTATCACTTTTGAAAAATATAGTACCAAGCACACCCGCCACCAAAATTAACGCGCCTCGTTTTGTTAATATCTTTAAGGACGCGCCGGCCAAAGTAATGCCAAGGCCAAGGTAAAACATGGCAACAGAATAATCTTCACTGTGCTGGTTTGCCCCTATGATACCCATACCTACTACGCAAAGCAGCGCCAATAACTGGTACAGGTCGGTTAATTTAATTTTATCCATGTCCGTGCCTCACACATTCAATCGTATTTACATCCTCACAGCACCTGAAATCGTCGTGCTGTGCATGGTCGCATTCGTGCTGATAGGTCCTCACGTTTGTTTCGTGGGACAGGCGGGCATTCAACACGCAGCACTGATACCCGCTGGCCACGTCCTCATATATATATCCTCTGCACTTCAGTGGTAAATCCATTAGTATTGTTCTCATTAGTCATCGTACCCCTCAATGTGCCGCTGATACTTTATAAACTCTATAATCTTTTTTACAGTTTCTGGGTCCATGTCTTTGGTCGAGTCGAATAAAACTTTAAACTGCGGGTTGTCCTTTAACTCCTGGGCCAGCATGGCCGTTTCAATGTCAGCGTAGTATCCTGGCGTATCGTCCCAACCCATTAGGTAATTTGGACTGACATGCAGCGCGCGTGCCAGGTCTTCTATCTGGTTAATAGGAACCTTGCGGATACCACCGGTTTCATACCTCTGTATTGTGGACTTGCTCAGGCCTGTGGCGTCAGCTATGTCCTGATAAGATAGGCCCAGTTCAATGCGCCTGTCGCGAATTCTTTTGATGATCAGTTCAATGTCTCCCATTCTTTGCACCTCCTCCGGGTAAGAATGATGATATCATATTTGCAACAAAAAGTAAAATATTTTTTAAAAAACTGTTGCATTTATAAAACGGATGTGCTATCATTAAAAAAACGTAGCATATATGCAACGGGAAAGGGGTGGAAGAATGAATCTCGATAAGTTGCGTGGGGCATTAGCGGAGAAACGGATAACGCAAGAAATGCTTGCGAAGCGCCTTAATCTATCATTGTTAAGCGTCAATCGTAAGCTGAACGGCAAGTCTCCCATAACAGTTGAGGAGGCCAGAATTATTACCGACTTCGCTAAGATAGAAAACCCATCGCAAATTTTTTTTGGTTAAATCGTTGCAGTTACGCAACGAGAGGAGGTCAACATGGAAGACGCAGTATTTACTGCAAAGGAACTGGCGGCCCGGTGGAAGTGTCACGAGAACACGATCCGCACCTGGGAGGACGAGGGGCGGCTGCACAGACTGCAGGGCCTGCCCAACGTCCGGTACAGCGGCAAAGAGGTTGCGCAGCTGGAGTCAGTTGGGCTGGATGCTCAGGCGCTTACGGCATGGGAACGGAAGCGGATGGAGCAAGAGATTAAGAACCTGCAGCGGCAGGTTAAGGACCTGCGCGACCGGTTAACCCGGATCATGATTACGTGCCAAGGGGGTGGAGTGCAATGATGGCATACGCAACGATAACCACACTGTATGAGGACGCTGTTGAGCGGCACCCGTTAGTGGTGGGCATATTGACTGGCGTGCTGATCGGGCTGGTGTTCTTATGCTGACGCGTAAAAACAGAAGGGGCGTCCGGCCCAACAGACCCAGCAAGAACGATGCGATTGCTGCAGGCTGGCGGATGGTGCTGGGGACGATAAACGATTGCATGATAATTTCGGTTGCCGCCTTACATGATGAGTTTGGGTTCGGGGAAGAACGGTCAAAAAGATTCCTGGACCGGTTCAGCGTATTGTTTGAAAACTGCATTCAGGAAGGCGACATGCTGGACGTGCAGAGTATCGAAAAGACGCTGAAAGAGGAAGGCATAAAGTGTATTGAATACCACAAATACGACTTTATGCGTGTGGAAAAATGATGTGGAAGTTAAGCGCTACAGACGTAGCAGTTATGCTGGCCACGGGCGTAGGGATCCTGGTGGTCATGGAGATGATGGTATGGGCCATCACCGGAGGATATGTAGGATTTTAACACGTCCCGGGTCGCATTAAACCTGGCGCAGTTTAGCAGAAGAAGTAAATGCTCTATCACACACGGGGCGTGTTCTTTTAAGGAGGTTAAATATGGCAAAACTTGTAATGACCGTGGAAGAAATGAAGGACCGGCAGGCGTGGCTCAAGCTGCGGAACAGGGGCCTGGGTGGGTCGGACGCCAGCGTGATTATGGGCATGAACCCATGGAAGAGCAGGCTGGCCCTGTGGGCAGAGAAGACCGGGGAGATCCCGCCGGAAGATTTGAGCGGCAACCAGCGCGTGTACTGGGGACAGAAGAACGAGCAGAACATAGCCGAGTGGTTCATGGAACAGACCGGCAAGAAGGTTATCCGGCGCGGTATGATGCAGTCCTGTGACTGGCCCTGGATGCTGGCCTCAGTGGACAGGGAAGTCGTGGGGGAAAAGGCCGGCCTGGAGATTAAAACAGCCGGCGTGGACCAGGCAAAGTATTGGCGGGATGATAATATCCCCGACCAGTACTACCTTCAGTGCCAGTGGTACATGGCCGTCACCGGGTATGACCGTTGGTATATTGCAGTCCTCATCGGCGGGAACGACGCCCGCTGGAATGTCGTAGAACGTAACCAGGGGCAGATAGACCAGCTGGTGGAGGAGGGGCGGAAGTTCTGGAACCTGATCCAGACGAAGACACCCCCGGAAGCAGACGGAACAGAAAGCGCCGGGCAGGCCCTCAGCGAGATCTACCCGGGCGGCGCAGAAGGAACCATTAACCTGGACGGGATGGCCACCATCCTGGCCCGTATGAAGTGGTTAGAGACGCAGGAAAAAGAGGCAAAAGCCGGTAAGGATGAATGTAAGCAGAAGATTATGGCAGCTATGGGTAACTATGAGGTGGCCACCATCGGTAACGATAAGGTCACATGGAAGACCCAGGCAGGAAAGGTTACTGTGGACAGTAAGAAATTAAAGGCAGAATTTCCTGATATCTTTGAAAAGTATAGTAAGACCGGGAAACCTACCCGTGTATTTAGAGCATAAAAAAGTATAAGGAGGTTATTACAAATGGCAAATGTAAAAACAGGTATCGTAGCAAAGGCAAACGGAAACGGGGTCGCTAAGGTTGGCGGCCTGAAAGGGTTACTGATGAGCATGCAGGGGCAGATTGCTAAGGCGCTGCCCACCGTGCTGACACCGGAACGCTATACGCGCATGGTGATGACAGCACTCAGTACCAACCCACAGCTGCAGCAGTGTACACCGGAGTCCTTCCTGGGGGCCGTGATGCAGGCGGCGCAGTTGGGGCTTGAACCTAACACTCCGCTTGGCCAGGCGTGGCTAATTCCGTACAAAAACAAAGGCCGGTTGGAGTGCCAGTTCCAGATTGGTTACAAGGGTATGCTGGATCTTGCGTACCGGTCTGGGGAAGTAAGTATTATCGACGCACAGGCTGTGCATGAGAACGACGAGTTCACCTTTGAGTATGGCCTGGAACCTAAGCTGAAGTTTAAACCGTCGCTGGTAAACCGTGGCCCGGTCATTGCATATTACGCTATGTTCCGCACAAAGGACGGAGGTTTTAACTTTGCAGTCATGTCCAGGGAGGACGTCGAGCAGTTCGCCCGCCAGTACTCCAAGGCGGCCGGCAGCGGATACAGCCCATGGAATACTAATTTTGACAGCATGGCCAAAAAAACCGTGCTGAAACAAGTTTTGAAATACGCCCCTCTGAAGTCTGATTTTGTACGAGAGGTAGCTACGGACGGAACCATTAAGACAAACATTCAGCCCAACATGGCAGATTTGGAGGACGAGACCGAACCGATCGACGTGACGCCGGTAGAGCAGCAGGATACTCCTCCTGAGGTACCGTTCGACGTAGAGCAGGACGAAATACCGTTTGGAAAGGACTAAGTTATGAAACCATACGGGTACGGAACCAAGACCCAGCCGGAGAGTTACATTCTTAACCAGGTGCGGGATATCCTGCGCCTGGACGGTTGGGACGTCACCCGCCACCAGCAGGGTATGGGGAGCCGCCGAGGTTTCCCCGACCTTACTGCGCTGAAGGATGGAGTGACGCTGTACATAGAAATCAAAACGCAGACCGGGAAGCAGTCCGCGTATCAGGTGGAGTTCGAACGCATTTGTACAGAACATGGCGGAAAGTATATTTTGGCGCGGAGTGTTGAGGATGTCAAGCCATTCTTGACAAGTATAAAACCAATCTTTTAGGAGGCGGGAGAAGTGGAAGAAAAAAAATCAATGCTCCTGCTGTACGAATTTGAGAAAGTGTTTGCGGAGCTGGACAGTGATGAAGAACGCGGCCAGCTTATTATGGCCATGTACGCATATGAACGCCGCGGCGAGGAACCGGAGTTTGGCGGCGTGTTAAAGTTTGCCTGGCGCACGCACATAAAACCGAAGATCGACGAGATGCGGGAAAGCTATAAAACGAAGTGCGAGCGCCTGCGTGCCAATGCAAACAAGCGCTGGCAGAAAAATGCAAACGGAGAAAAGGATAAGGATAATAATGCAATTGCAAAAGATAATATGCAACAAGATGCAATTGCATGCTATAAGGATAAGGATAAGGATAAGGATAAGGATAAGGATAAAAACCATCCATCCAATATACAGAGTACAAGTAGTTATATATCGCGCGAAGCAAACCAAAAAGAAAATGAGGTTAACGATAACGCACGACCGTCTGCTGAACCTGAACCGGGGAAGTCGTTGGATGGAATGGATTTATATAAGCTGGACAACAAAAACGCCTTTGAGCTTTTCCGGAAGGAGTATCCGAGAAGGCAGGGCGCGCTGCGTGACGTCCAGACTGCCTGGGTGAACGCTACCATAGCGGACCATGTGCTGCCGGGCGATCTTGTGATGGCTGCGCGTAACTATGCCGCACGGTGCAAACGGGAAAATGTGGATCCGAAATATATAAAGATGCCGCAGAATTTTATCCGGGACGGATGGCGGGAGTACATACCGAAGCACCTTCCCAGCTGTCCGCATTGCCACGGGAAGGGAGTGTATGAAGGCGACAACGGTATGATCATGTGCGACTGCGACAGGAGGTACGGGTGATGCGGATCGGACTGGTGGACGTGGACAGCCATAATTTTCCGAACCTCTGCCTGATGAAGTTGTCCGCTTATCACAAAGCGCTGGGCGATGAAGTGGAGTTTGCCATTCCGCTGCTGCCGTATGACAGGATCTACATGGCCCGCGTGTTTGATGACACATATACCAGGGATGATTTAACAGCGTACCAATGCACAGATATACGCCGGGGGGGGACAGGATACGGATTAGATAATACCCTGCCGGACGAGGTAGAGCATATGTATCCGGATTATTCGCTGTATGGTATTAAGGACCGGGCGATTGGATTCTTGACGAGAGGATGCCCGCGCGGCTGTAAATTTTGTATCGTCGGCCGCAAAGAAGGGATTGCCAGCAGGAAGGTGGCGAACCTGTCAGAGTTTTGGCGAGGACAGAAAAATATAACGCTGTGCGATCCGAATATGTTTGCCTGTAAAGATTGGCCGATGCTGGCGCAGCAGCTTATTGACAGCAATGCCAATGTGGAATTTAACCAGGGCGTTGATATCCGCACCATGACAAATGAAAAGGCCGACGCATTAAACCGCATGAAGCTGTCCATGCTGCATTTCGCCTGGGATAATTATCCAGATGATCATTGCTATAACCAGCTGAAAAAGTACCGCAAAAGGTTTAACCTTGACGGCCGCCGGTTGACGGTATATGTGCTGACGAATTTTAACACAAATATCACTCAAGATTTAGACCGAATATATAAACTGCGGGCGCTTGATTATACTCCGTTTTTAATGATTTACAATAAACCGTCCGCGCCAAAGGAACTGGTCCGGATGCAAAGATGGGTAAACAACAGATTTGTATGGCGAAGCGTAGAGCGATTTGAGGATTATAAGGGGTGATGCAATGTATAAGCTGGTGATCACGTCCGGATCCGGGCCAAGCAGGAAGGTTGAGTCCAAAGGTTACTGGATGACCACGGCCGGCCTGCAGAAAGCCGAGGAAGAATTCGACGAGGCCAAGCTCCGCCAGGACGTTATGAAGCTGCAGCTTTGGCGGCAGGATATCGGCGGGACGTATGTGCTGAAGAGGTGGGAGAGGAATGAGCGTTCAGGTCATTAAGTTGGGGCGGCGTGATATTCCAGCTAACAATGAAACAACAATCGCTGCCAAAACTTGTAAGAACTGCGGCGCTCCATTGCGGGGAAATAAATGTGAGTATTGCGGAACGGAGTATGAATGTGTGAAAAAAGGTGGAAAGAATGAAAATTGATCTGTTAGGAAGCACAGTAAAAATGAGTGAATTGCCGGATAACGTAGAAATTAGCAATGGCACAATAATACTAACACAAGCTGAATGTGCCATAGATGCGAGAATGCACCATAACTTAAAACTGACAGATAACACGTTTATCTTGGCAAGAAACTATACGAAATGGGATTACATAAAGTTATATCTGCGGTTAGCTTGGAAGGAGTTAAGAAAGTGACTATTAACAAGGGTGCTTGCCCTTGGCTATGGAACGAAGAAGCAGGAGCATTGCCTGCAGGAGCAACGATGTCCGAAGCTAAACGGTGGCTGAAAAAAGCAGGAGTACTGTGGGGTGAATTACATGAGTAGGCTAATAGATGCCGATAAACTAAAAGATGCTATTGCAAAAAAATATGTAAATAAATCAAGACAATGGTATGTAGAAGCGATAGAAGCAATGAACACAGTAGACGAACAGCCAACCGTCCTGCTATCCTGCCCAAAGTGCCACGGAACAGGAGAGTATGGAGTGCCGAAATTTGATGACGAAACATATATGCCGAGTATGACGGAGTGGGAAAATAGACCTTGTGAAATATGCCATAAAACAGGAAAGATAAGCATTGACGATTATGAAATGCTTCAGAGTGCAATTAGGGGGGAGAAATGATATACAAAGAAGTTGTGTGCCATGTTCCATGCAAACAGACAGAGTGTAAACACCACAGATGTCATTTACCAAAGCATGGGGTAGATTACATGAACGAACTTGAATACGATGTTGAAAACTTTCCCAAAAATGGAAACTGTCCGTATGAAAAAAAGTGGATTAAAGGCAAGGGGTTGGCAGAATGAAAGCACTAATACTTATTGCCGTATTTATAACTACGTTAGAGTGTACGGCATACTGCGATAAAGGACTTACCGCAAGTGGCGAACATGTCAGAGATGGCATTTGTGCAGTTGACCGAATCAATGGTGTGCTTGTTCCTTTTGGCACAAAAGTTATCCTGCCCAATGGCAAGGTGCTTGTGGTGAAAGACAGATTTGGCGCGAACCACGATAATCATTTGGATATTTGGATGGCAAGCGAGGATGAGTGTTGGGAGTTTGGACGGAAGATACTTCGTTGCAGAATTGAGGTGGAATGATGGAAAACGAAGAAATGGAAGTCACAGAGGAACAGAGAAACCCAATGACTTTTACGATTGATGAATTAGAATTTACGCTTCGCACTAATAACTGTCTAAAACGGCATGGTGTACACACGTTGGGCGAATTGTGCAACATGACAGAAAGCGAAGTAAAGAAAGTCCGTAATCTTGGTTCAAACAGTTTAAAAGAAATTAAAACAAAACTTGCCGAATATGGTTTAAGCCTTGCAAAGATAGAAAGATTTAAGGCAAGAAATACTCTTGACGGCATTAGTGCAGGAAAGCATAGACAAGTGGTTGAAGCACTGAAAGTTGTTAATCAGTA